CCCCCAGCGTCGCCAATTCCCCGCCGCAAGCCATATATCCACAACAATCTATCCAACTGTCTATATGATTTTGATTAGAAGACGCACGAGCAATTTTTAATAAAGCCATAAGTAAAGCTACTGTTACTTCGTCTACTTTTACTTCTGTCCCATCAGCTACACATCTTGAACGAATTACAGGCTCCCAAAGTTTAGCAATTAAAGAAAAAGAATTTTCAGGTCCACCATATTCTTTGTTACGATCTTGCGAAACAATTCTTTCTGCTTCTTCAAGAATTGCTTCACGTGAATCAAATATATTTTCTTTTACATATTTTTTCATATTTTCTCCTTTTTTTTTACATTATTTTTTTATTAATCCATGCAATAGCAAATTAGAAGAATATAATCGCTCTAATTATTCTTCGTGACTGATTCTCTTTCGTTCGCCAAAACTGCAATACTCATCCCACTGGTGTATCAACATTATGTGCGGACATTCACAAAGAGAAGTTTTCCCATCACAATCAAAGGAAATTTTACTCTCTTTGCCATACTTGCACTCCCGACACCTGACCACAGGCACGGCGTCGATGGTGGGTAGTGCGTCAAGCACAGGTTTCCCCTCTGCATCAATCGGTCGCATCGTTCAGCACCTCCAATCTCTTCTTGACAATTTCCCGCGCCTTGTCGGTATTTGCCGCCCCGCACTTGGGACAGAAATCTGGGAGCATATCAGGGTCGTCCTCCTCGTCAATGAGATGCCCGCACTTGCTGCATGTCCACATATCGTAGATCAGTTCTCCGTCTGCATAGCCGTCCGCCGAGCCCTCCCAGCTTCCGCCAAACACCCGCTCCATCTGCTCCTGCGTGGGTGGGGTGAGGGCGGAGAGGGCGGCTTCCTGCCGTGCGTTTACCCATTCTGACAATGTTTCGGTTTCGATGTGTTCGCAAA